AAGTATTTAAATAAAAGAAAAATAAAGTCTAAAAGTACGTTAAAAAAAAATGGTAAAAAAATATATGGCGGAGTCAGACTTCCTTTAAAACCCAAACCTTTTTTAGAAATTCAATTTGATTTATTTGTTGACGAACTTAAATTAACTCTTGATAGGTACGAAACCGATGATAATTACGTTGAAAACCATGATACTGCTAAAGTACAAAGTTTGCTTGAGAGCTTAAATGATATATTTAATCTTGATATAATAGATGATGATTTAAAGATGAAATTTATAGAAGATTTTTTAACGAGGTTTAAAAAAGATAAAAACAAATTTACAAATTTAAAACAATATTATGATAAATTAACCAATTATATCAATTATATTAAGAATATTAATCATGGTGATCCGGATAGTGAGGTTAACCCATTAAGACCTATACGTGAAAGGGTTAAAACGTTTGAAAGGGTTAAAACGTTTGAAAGGGTTAAAACGTTTTTTACTTCATTATTACCTCAAAAACATTCAGGTAGTGTTTATCCAGATCCACCTCCTTCACTTTTATCTCATTCACCTCCTTTACATTCACCTCCTTCGCATTTACGAAGTGTTTATCCAGTTTTATCTCATTCACCTCCTTCACATCCTTCACTTTTATCTCATTCACCTCCTCCGCATTCACTTAAAAAAGGAAGTGTTCATCCAGATCAACTTCCTTCACATTTACCTCATTCACTTCCTTCACTTTCATCTCATTCACCTCCTCCGCATTCACTTAAAAAAGAAAGTGTTTATCCACTTCCTTCACATTTACCTCCTTCACTTCCTTCACTTTCATCTCATCCACCTCTTTTACTTTCATCTTATCCACCTCCTCCACCTCCTCCACCTGAAAATGGTGGAGGAAAAACTAAAAAAGAAATAATTAATGAATTAATAGAAAGAGGAAAATATGATGAATGGGTTAGAGAAGGTCGTTTATTTGGAATAACAACTAATATTTTCCAATCAAATTATAGACCATCCGCAAAATATGAACCTTCCACGTATTATAATATTGATGGAAATCCTGTAAATGTATATATGGTTCAAAATACGTATAAGCCTGATGTAGATAATATTGCGGTATTTAAACAATTTATTGTAAATGACCCAACCCATGTGAACCAATCAACATATAAAATTGTAAATAATAGTGAAACATTATCTACTAATGGATTAGCAAGTTGTACTGGGTTAGCTATGATTATTGGAACTAAAAAATTTATGGCACATTTAGACGCATCAACCGAAACACCCCCAATTATATCGGCTATTAGAGAAATCATTACAAACGAAAAAATAGTAGCCGATGATTTAACACCTAATATTTATACGGGTCGTCTTAATAGTTCTATTACGTTACAAAAAGCAAGAGATATATGTTCATCACTGGGAATTCCAGAAATAAATTATAAAATATCAGATGTATGTTTGTTAGACAAAATTAGTATTTAACCCGCGAATTTAATGGTCTATTATTTATTTTAATCGGTTAATATTAAATACTACACCATAATTTATTTCAAATATTTTAAAATAGGTAAAATATTTGATTTTTGTAAAAATGACGAAATTATTAAAGGGTTAAATGGGTTTTATTTAATTGAATTAATACACATACCATGTAGTATACGCATTTGAATATAAAACAATATTGAAACAATAGTATTTACACCAATACCTAAAGAAGTATAACGATTAAAATCCTTATTTATACTCATATTGTAACTAATAAAAAAAAAAGAACCAATAAAAATGGATATAAAGTAATAAATAGAAAAAAAGTAAAAATATACACACCAGTCTTTACCTAAAGGACCATACAAATAATTCATAATATCTGACATTATATATATTAGGTACAAAACAAAGTAAAATATTTAATTATACCCCCCCACCCAAATAAAACTGCTAAACTATATAAAAAGTATAATTTTATTACACAATTACCATTACTATAAGTAATATATAAATTATATAATAGTATTAAAGTAATATTTTAACCCTTTGCCAATTATATCGACAAATTTGTCGGTAAATGAATTTTGTGTTTTGTAATGATATTTATATAGTTAATACCATTTATGGTTTCATTTTTTATTACAATATAAGAAAAAATGAAAAAAATGAAAAAATGAAAAAAATAAAAAGTCCAGAAATGGCAAAGGGTTAAACTAATTGTAATATTGCGTTTTATGTAAATAAACTATTTTAATTTATATTATAATACTTTGTTGTCCATGAAAAAACATATATTGTAATTTTAAATCTGTCATTTCCATTATTTTACATTTTTGTATATTTTTTCTAACATATTGAGCAAATTCCACTTCGGGATATGTTATACAATCATAATTAAAAGATTTAATATATTTACATTTAATTGCGAATAATCCTAAAGCACTATTATAACACTCATATTTTTGAGTACATACATTAAAAAATTTAATAAAAGCATCATAATTAGTATTATTTAGTATAATATTAAAAAAATCCATGCTTAATATTTTATATCGACCTGTTAACTTAATAATAATATCGTCGTCTTTAATACCGTATAAGTTAATTATATATTTAATATCTTGTAATTCATTTACTCCTTTATGAGAATAATTATTTTTATTATGATTTGTATATACAACATCACAATTACTAAATTGTTTAAACTGGTCTAAATAAGTTTCTCTTAACCCATTGTTTTCAACAATAATTGGTTTAATTAATATGTTATTATTTAATATTTGTAATACATTTGTAATGCTATCCATGTATGTAAATTGTCTTTCTTCAAACCGAGACTGATTAGTTTTATCATATAAGGAAGTAGTAATTATTAAATATAACATTTGTATAAAATAATATAAATTGTATAAAATGATATGTTTTTATATTACATTCTTATATTACCGTACGCGCACCTCCCCCACCCCATTTTACATAAACTGACGGTTTTGGTACACCCACTTTTCTTTTCTTTTTTTTACAAAAACCGGCTGTTTTTATAACTATAGAATATAAAAATATCTATTATTTATAAATAATGGATAATGATAAAAGCAAACGTATTAAATTTAATTACTCTAAAAATAAAAATAGTACCGATTCAGGGGGAATTGACGCCCCCCCCTCATTCGACGGTAACTCCGAATTCAAGTTTGAAAATGAAACTCGGGAAAATACTACCATACCCGATCAAACCACTGATAATACTAAACACTCATCCAATAAAAGACCTAGACATGAATCCTTTGATTTCGAAACCGTAAATACAGTTACTTGGAATATAATAAATAAATACTTTGAAGATAATCCGCATTGTTTAGTTTCCCATCATTTAGAGTCTTATGATGACTTTTTTAAAAACGGAATATATAAAATTTTTCAAGAAAAAAATCCCGTAAAAATATTTTCCGGTTACGATGAAACAATAAATGAATATCGGCATCAATGTGAACTGTATTTTGGTGGAAAAAATGGCAATAAAATTTATTTTGGAAAACCAAATATTTATGACAAAGAAAATGAACATTATATGTTTCCAAACGAAGCTCGATTACGAAATATGGACTATTCGATGACAATACATTACGATGTAGATGTTGAATTTATTGATATATTAAAGGAAGGTGAGTTACCAGCGTTAGTAGGAGGTAGTGGAATGAATATATCAGATTTAATGGGTGGGAGTAATGACAATATAAATGAAGATATTGAAGGGGGGGGTAAATATACCAATTTTAAAACTGGAGGGGGTGATGTAAATAATGAAAACGACTTCCAAAATTTAAAAATAATTGGAGGTGCTCCCAAAACAGGAGCACCCACAAACCCACGAAAAAAAAAGAAAACAGTTAATGTTGCGGACGTTGATCCGAATATGGCATCTATAATTATGGAAGCAACCTCAAAGTCGGTTGTTAATAATATTCAAAGAAGGCAAATGACTCTTTCCAAAATTTACTTGGGTAAAATTCCTATAATGGTTCAATCAAGTTTTTGTATATTAAATGGAATGCCAAAAGAAATTCGTTTTAATGCGGGAGAATGTAAAAACGATATGGGAGGTTATTTTATTATTGGTGGTAAAGAAAAAGTGGTTGTTCCACAAGAAAAATTTGCCGATAATATGTTATATATACGTTCTTATCTGGATGATGAAAACCCGGAAGACGAAATAGAACCGGGTGATATAAAATACCTATATAGTGCTGAAATTCGTTCAGTAAGCGAAAATTCTTCTAAACCTATACGTACATTTTCTATTCGTTTGGTCGCACCTTCAATAAAATACACAAATGAAAATATAGTGGTTGCCATTCCAAATGTTCGAAAACCGGTTCCTCTTTTTATTCTGTTTCGTGCTCTTGGATTTATTAGTGATAAAGAAATTATTGAAATGTGCCTTCTTGATATAGAAAAATATGAGTCTATAGTTGATTTATTTATCCCATCAGTTCATGACGCAGGTGGTGTTTTAACACAATTAACTGCTTTAAAGTATATTGCGTCACTAACAAAAGGAAAAACGATTACACACGCAATTGAAATTTTAACCGATTACGTTCTTCCACATATAGGTGAAACCAATTATACCCAAAAAGCATACTATTTGGGATATATGGTATTTCGGCTTTTTTCTGTAAAACTGGGGTTTGAACCCAAAACGGATCGCGATAATTTTAAATATAAACGTGTAGAATTAATTGGAACACTTATATACGAACTTTTTCGCGAATATTACAATATTCAACAAAAAGAAATATATGTTGATTTTGAAAAAACCCTGTATTACCACCAAAATTTGTATGAAACCGATTTAAAATCGTTGATTGAACAAAATTACAGAAACGCGTTTTCTGAAAGAACTCTAGAACTAGGATTTAAAAAGGCGTTTAAAGGAAATTGGGGAGCGTATTCGCACACCAAACGTGTAGGTATTGTACAAGATTTAAACCGTCTTTCATTTAATACATATATTAGTCATTTACGTAAAATTACTCTTCCAATTGATTCCGGTCTTAAAATAGTTGGCCCTCGTTTACTTCATAATTCGCAATGGGGATTTATAGACCCCATTGATACACCAGATGGTGGAAATATTGGTCTTCATAAAAGTCTCGCAATTACAACGCAAATAACTCGCGGGTTTTCAAGAGAACCGTTGTTATTATGGTTACGTGAAAATATTAATCTCATTTTATTGGAATCGTGTAATCCGTTTGAGGTATCAAAAATGACCAAAGTTTTTGTAAATGGATACTGGGCAGGATGTGTAACTAAACCATTTGAAACTGTGGAAAAAATAAAACTATATCGCCGTCATTCTCTTATTCCAATATATGTAAGTATAACATTTGATATTAAATATAATACTATTTATATTTACACAGACGATGGGCGATTATGTCGTCCTATTTTCTATGTTGAAGAGGATGAAAAAAATTTAACAAAAACGTTACGACCAAAAAACCCCCCTATTGCTAGTTTTGAAAAAAATGATGAAACCTTGCGTAAATTAAAAGACGGTGATTTTCAGTGGTCGGAGTTGGTAGCCGGGTTTCAACAAAAAACAAATAAAAAATTCAGTCTTTATAATGGAAAAATATATACTGTTGAAGAATTATATGGTTTAAAAAGTGGAAAAATTTCAGATGATAAACGAGCAATAATAGATATTATTGATAGTAGTGAAACTGAAAATACAATGATTGCTGTAAATTACGATGATTTAAAAAACAAAACATTATTAAAATATACTCATTGTGAAATACACGAATCATTATTATTGGGGGTAATGTGTAATCAAATAGCTTTTCCAGAAAACAATCCGTTACCACGAGATTTATTTTCATCGGGACAGAGTAAACAGGCATGTTCATTGTATCATACCAATTATCAAGTTCGAATGGATAAAACAGCGGTTGTATTAAACTACGGACAGCGCCCCCTAATTAAAAGTCAATATTTAAAGCATATTAATAATGAGGAAAATCCGTATGGAGTAAACGCTATAGTTGCTATTATGTGTTATACAGGATACAATGTAGAAGATGCTATATTAATTAATGAAGCGTCGATAAAACGTGGACTATTTCAAACAACGTATTATTCAACTTATGAAACACACGAAGAAAAATCCAAAGAAGGTGAAACGGTAGTTGATAAACAGTTTTCAAATATCGAAAGTGATATATCGGTTACAGGAACAAAAGCCGGGTATGATTATAGTAAATTGGATTCATCTGGTCTTATTCGAGAAGGAACTTATGTAGATGATAAAACAATTTTAATTGGTTTAACTGCCAATAGTGGGTTAGGTGACGGTAAACGAATTGATAACTCAAAAAAACCGAAAAAAGGGCAATTGGGAGTGGTTGATAAAACTTTTATTACAGAAGGGGAAACAGGTGAAAGACTCGCAAAAGTTCGTATATGTGAACAACGAATTCCTACACTTGGTGATAAATTCGCATCTACTGTTGGACAAAAAGGAACAATTGGAATGGTTATTCCTGAATCCGATATGCCTTTTACAATTAACGGAACACGACCAGATATGATTATTAACCCACATGCTTTACCATCCCGTATGACAATAGGTCAACTTATATCATCTATTACTGGAAAGGCATGTTTAATGTATGGCGGGTTTGGCGACTGTACCGCGTTTAATCAGCGTGGAACAAAAGTACATTTTTACGGTGAACAACTTTCGCGGGCAACGATGAATGGTTCACGAACAATCAACGAAGATCTTTTAAAGTCGGGTTTTCATTCAAGTGGAAATGAAATAATGTATAATGGAATGACAGGTGAACAAATCGAAAGCGAAATATTTATTGGACCGACGTATTATATGAGACTTAAACATATGGTAAAAGACAAAATTAATTATCGTGCTTCGGGCCCGCGTTCAAATTTGACGAGACAACCAGTAAGTGGACGGGCAAATGACGGTGGACTTCGAGTTGGGGAAATGGAAAAAGATTCGATACTTTCACATGGTATGTCGGCGTTTTTAAAAGACGCGATGATGGAGAAGGGTGATAAATATTATATGGCGATTTGTAATCAGAGTGGGTTAATTGCTATATACAATTCTTCTAAAAACCATTTTTTGAGTCCGGCAGTGGATGGCCCATTAAAATTTACAATTGATTTGGAAAATAAAATGCATTTAGAAACTGTTTCGCGTTTTGGACGAAATTTTAGTATTGTTGCTGTTCCTTACGCATTTAAATTATTTATTCAGGAAATGGCAACGATGGGGGTTCAGTTACGACTTATTACAGATGATAATATAAAACAGTTTGAAAACTTGTCATTTGGTGGAGTAGAAGGGGAAGAAAATGAAGGCAAAACAAATACTATAAATTTTAAAGAATATTCAAAATATATTACGGAAAGATTGCGAAATCCAACCGCAGAGGCAAAACCATTTAATCCGTATCAACCATCTGAAATAGAAAAAATGGAGTTGAATACAGATGATATAGAAACAAACAGTTTCTTTGATAAACCGTTTTTTAATTCTCGACCAAACACATCGATTCCACCTTTTGTGTCCCCTCCCACGACTCCAAATTTTAACCCATTCGATTATGAAGATTTAACAAACCAACCAGTAACACAAACAACTGGCTACTCTCCACCTTATCCTGATAACTCACCTATTTATTCTAAACAGTTTTTGCCGTATACGGAAAATATACAAAATGAACCCGGTTTATATAATTTAGGAGATTTAGTACATTATAGAAACGAAGTAAATCCAGGTAAAGTTTATAAAGTAGAAAATATAACACCAAAATATATTACTATAGTAAACAAAGATGACCCAACTATTAAGGAAGATATGAAAATATTAACTATTGAAGAGGCAAAACTGGATTTATACCCTTTTGTTGTAATGAAAGAAGGAATTAATCAAACTCATAGTACTAAAATACCAGCAGAATTCTTTGGTGGTTGGGGTGGAAACGGTGGGAGTACTGAATATGGTGGCGGACATACAAATTTACCATACGGACAAGATAAAATAATGGGTGGAATTGGGGGCGGTGTTGGTGGCGGAAATGGTAATATTAATATTACCCCAATTATTCATCTTGGAGGAATGGGTGAAAGTAGTAATAATGAAGGTATTTGGAATGGTGGAAATATAAACTCACGTATGGGTGGTGGAGAAAGTGTTTTATCTAATAATCAACCTATAAAAAAAATGGGCGGCAATAATAGTAATTTAAACGAAAATACAGGTACATTAGATCGTCAAGAAAGTGAATCAAATTCTATATTAGGAGGTTTAAAATCAGTTGGTGGTATTATTGTTAAAAAATTAATGGATGGTTAACCTTTCATATAATCGGCAAAGGGTTAATATACTTTGTAAAAAATATATATAATATAATATATGTCTGGTAACGCAGAGAGTATTTATTATACAACTACACAATCATTACTACCAAATATTAACTATAGAACGTGGAGTATACAACTTTTATTATTAGATAGTTCTAGTAATTATATATATTATTCTTCTTCTGGATATTTAAGTAAACTTTTAACTTATTCGCCATATACTAATACTGATATTAATACTGTCTACTATACTGGATCTGGATATTTATTTACTCAATGTCCAGTAAACTGGGTGTTTTATAATAATAAATGTGCTATTAGCGTAAATAAATATGGTGGTCAATGGCAAATTGCGGATATATCTGGTGTTTATACTACTTTAAATAGTATAAGTGGTGTGTGTGGTGTAGGTTTGTATAATAACACTATTTATGCTGTAGTTTTACCTAACACTACTGTAACTAATACTATTGCCGTATATTCTTGTCCATTATATTTAACTAATCCAAGTAATCCTTTTAATACTACAACTCCAACATTTACACGAGTATATGATAATTTTACTGGACTTAATGTGGTTAATTATTCAGCTTATACTGTTGGAGGTGGATTATGTACATTTGATACATGTGGTAATTTATATATTACATCATATGGTACAGGTGTGTATGTATATCCAGTTGGTTCATCTCAAACTACAACTCCAACCCAAATAATTAGTTCTACTAATAATTATACAACTATAGTATATAGTAGTTATTATAATATTTTGTATATAGCTAAGTTTATTACTAGTAGTTATAATATAGATTTATATTATACTAATGGACAATTACTTAAATTAAATTACATAGTGGGTAACAGTACAAACGGGCTTCTTGACCAAAAAACTAATTCTTATAATTTTCCTTTACAAATGTGTGTTGATAATATGGGAAATCTTTATACTGGGTCAAATACAATAGGAATATATTATCAAACTAAAATATTGTGTTTTAAAGAAAATACCCAAATACTAACTATTAATGGTTATAAATTAATTCAAGAATTGAAAAAAGGTGACCTTGTTAAAACACTTACCAATGGATACAAACCCATTTACAAAATAGGATATAGTATACTTAAACACGATCATTCGGAAGAAAGAAATAAAAAGCAACTATATAAATGTTCAACCGAAAATTATTCAGATCTCTTTGAAGACTTGGTAATTACAGGTTGTCATAATATATTGGTGGATGACTTTAAAGACGACGATGAACGGGAAGAATCCAACGTAGTAAACGGAAAACACGGGGATTGTATAACCGAGGGAAAATATAGATTACCTGCTTATGTAGATAAACTAGCAAGCGTTTATGAAGTATCCGGATCTTATATAATTTACCATTTCGCATTGGAAAATGATGATTACTATATGAATTATGGTGTTTATGCTAACGGGTTATTGGTAGAATCTACCAGTAAACGATTTATAGATGAAAATACTATGACGGAAATAGTCTAAAATATGTTATTACACATATTATTACACATATTATTACACAATATTTAATTAGCCTTTTAATGTTTTCGACATTTTTACAAAAATCAAATATTTTACTTATTTTAAAATATTTGAAACGTTGTATAATGTAGTATCTTATATTTACCGATTAAAATAATAAAATAATTAACTATGAAATCCGCGGGTAAAAACGTTAAAGGGTTAAGTAAAATACTTATATAGTATATGGTTTTTATTAGTTGGATACCTTAATTTTGTATTATAATAACGCGTTGTTATTATGTTATATATAAATAAACCAAAAAATACACCCCCCGCAACTACCCTGTAATTTGTTGGTATAAACCAATTTTTTAGTAACAAATAAAAAAATGTAAAAAACATTATTCCACCAGACAAATACAAAGGCACAGCCTGGTAATTTTCAAAGACAGCATATAAACATGGATGAAAATTCGTTTGGTATTTATTATATTCAACTCCATAAAACCGCAATTCATGGTAAGAAAGAATACAACAATCAAAGAAAATCCACGAATAAGATAATAAAATTGCCAATATAATGTATATAACCGCATCTAAACCCTTTTCTTTAAAAATTAATAAAAATAGGGCAAAGTATAACAAAAATAAATAATGTAAATAACGTGTAACAAATAATCCAACCATATTTTTAATAGTTAATTTTTCAACTTTACTTAATCTGTTTGTCTTTTTTCTTTGAATTTCAAAGAAAAAAGAAGATATAGTTAATACTAGTGTTATTAATAATAAAATTACGTACGAGTTAGTCATATATATAATACAATTATATATTGTTTCCCCAATTACTCATAATTTGTATTCGATCTTTTAGTACCATATACATTTGTAATATTATTACGGTTGCTCCAAAAAGCACACCATAATAAGAAGTTTTAAACCGATTTATAACTAATATAAACCCTATTGTCATTACAACTATTTGAAAGAAAATAATATAATCTGTTGAATCACCTACAAATACACGTAAATGTGGATGTAAAAGACCGGTCTCTCCTAAACTACTATTTTGGTTATAAAATGACATTTCCCAATTTGAAAGAATACAGTCATTCGCAAAAAGCCAATGTAAAATTAATACAACATACAGACATAAATAGTATATATCATATTTTTCATTAAAAATAAAATAGTATAATGTAAAAAATAGGGATGTCATATAATGTAAAAAACGCACAAAGAGAATAGAAAATGTAGGACAAAGTGTTTCTTCTCCACAATACTTTTTATGAAACGGTGCCTTCATTTCAACAATATTTGAAATGAAAGATAAAACAACAGAAATACCGATTATCAAAGAAACAGAATAAAAAATGGAAACTTTTTTATTTTTAATACTTGTAATATAATCCAAAATTAACAACATTATATATTATATAAACATATTTATTAATGTTTAGTTATTTTTTATACACATACCCTGTAATAATCGTATTTTAATGCGGAAATACTTTCTCGTTCAAAACGACAAATGTCACCCGGTCGTAAAAATACGGCCTGTGCTTGTGCGTCAAACCTGCTAATTTCGGGAATTTTACTTATACTATTTATATTATATTTTGTCATAAAAGCTTCTTTTTCGTTTGAATTTAAAATATAAATAGGTGGAACGAGTCGATGATTTAATATATTAAATTGAAGCCGACGAATATTAAAGACAACAATGAAAATACCTTCTTTTTCATACAAATATTCCACTTTTGCTGTTATAGATTCATTTGGTTCGTTTTCAACAATAATAATAAGCGTGTCTTTTTTAGAAAGAGTGGTTTCTAAACTCTCTCGTCCGGTGCTAGTAGAATCCCCTACACGTTCCCCGCTAGAAGATGTAAACAAATCCTCGACAATATCATCTAATACCGGCGCACGAAGTTGTTTGGAATCCAAATAATATTTTATATATATTTTACGTAAATCGGTTTTATTTGTTACAAACATATCTAATTGACCAGTTGCTGTCATTGCGTCAATTTCATTAATGTTAAAATTATCGTAGTCTTCTGTATCATAACCCTGCTTGTTTAGTAGTTGTATAATAGTTGTTCGTGATTTGTAAATACTAATAATTTTATTGGTTGATGCCATTTTTACAATATATTATATTAAATATGTTTATATATTTATGTATTTAATTTTTAATCAATTTTTTATAAGTGCGGTAAATTCCAAAAACAACAGGTATTTATGAACGCCCCCCCCCCCTTCTTACTATAATTATAGTTAAATCCCTATTTGAAAATTTCGTTTTATAGTTTCATTTTTTTTTATTACAAAATAAGAAAAAATGAAAATTTATAAGAAAAAATGAAAATTTATAAGAAAAAATAAAAATTTTAAAAGTTTAGAAATGGAAAAGGGTTAACCTTTATTTGAAGAAACTATTATACCTATAATTAAAAACCCAATAGCAATACCTGAAATAGCATATATATTATTATTATAATTCAATATATTTATTGAATCTTCTAATATAGCATCTTTTAAATTTGGTATAGTTTCTTTAAAATTAATATTTTTTTTATATAATAAATTTCCGCTATTATCTATTATATCATATTTAGTATTTAAATCTTTAAATTCTGTATCAGAATAACTAGTATAATTTTCTTTAAAACTATTACCAATAACTTTAAATTCATCATTTTTTTGTGTAATTTTTGGCAATGGGTCTACTAAATTTGTAAAATTTTCTATATAACCTTCCAATAATTGAAAAGGTTCTATATTAAACTGGGTATAATTCATATTTAATATATTATACAATATTTATATTTATATTTTAACTACAATATAATATATCATAGTTGTTGCTAAAACTGTCCATAAAATTCCGGTAATAACAGAAGAATCTACCATTGATTTTACACTATATAGTGAATCATAATCATTTGTATATAATTCGTATAATTTTTGTTCTAAATTATTTCTATCCTTTAAAATATTATTATATGTAGTTGTATCTAGTGTATCTAGTCCTTCAACCACCTGGTTTGAATTATATGTTTCAATAATTTTGTTTAATTTATCTATACCATTAGTTAATCCGAATAAAGTTTCACTTAAGGTATTTTTAATTTTTTGTGGTTTTTGTTGGTACGTTGTATAAGCATTGGTATAAGTTACATATTCACGTTCTTTATTGGTATTGACGGTTTCGCTAGTTTTATAATTATAAAAATCCATATTTATATATAATATTTTATGTTTTATATTCTCGAAATATAATAAATGACAAAAACGCAATACCAATTCCTAAATTAACGCTCTTTAATACTTCTGTATTGTAAAATGAATTCATATCTTGAAACCTACTTGTAGATACCGAATGTGTAGTTTGTATTTCTTTTAATGTATCATATTTTGTTTTATTTATACATATTTCATTTAATACGGCACATTTTAAATCTTCATCAGTGGTTGTACTAGATGTATTACATTTTGCTTTTGTTTGTTTGTTTATTGTAAAAGGCTGTTTTTCTTTACAATAATTTTGTGTATATTCAACATCTAATATATTTTTAAATACGGTTTTAGCAATTGAATTACAATAAAAATCGTTTTCATTATATGAAACTATAAATTGATTTTGTGGATTGGTTTCTTTGTTCATTTATATAATATTATTTGTTATTATTGAATAAATTTTATAAAATGTATAATTATTTTTTTTAATTTTCTTAAAAAGAATAACAAAATACTATAACATATTATACTAAGATAATGTCAGCTGAAACAGTCACTGCGAATAATATTATAAAAAATGAAAACGATAGATTAATTAAAAAAAAACAAAGTGTTGATAATGTTCTTACTTCTAAAGAACGTATGATTCAGTTAAATACAAATTATATTGAAAGAAAAGCACAATACCAAAAAATGCTGATAGCTGTTATAATTGGTTTAGCAGTTTGTATAGCTGTTTATATAATAAACAAATTTATAGTTATACCGGATGTTATATTTTCTTTAATTTTAATTATTACAATTGTAGGAATTGCTATATATTGTTTTAGTATTTACATAATTATTGTGAATCGAGACCCTATGGATTTTAATAAAATTAATAAACCGCCTCCCGCTACATTAACGCCGATTGAAATTACTAAAGCAAAAGAAGCGAATTTAGCAGGTTCGTCAAATGGTAGTGCGGATTTATTAGGAATTTTAACGGGGGCGTGTTCGGGTAGTGAGTGTTGTTCTAAAACTTCAAAATGGGATGTTGATACGCAACTATGTATAAGTAGTACTGATACTTTTCAAACATTATTTAACAATGAACCTGTATTTAAAGTTGTTAATCAGAATATAAATACAAAATTTTTTACACCATTCGAATTTGACCAATATTCAATTTATTAACCCTTTAAATTTTTTACAATCTTCAAAAATATAAAATCATATAGTATATTAACCCTTTGCCGATTATATCGACGGATTTGTCGGTAAATGATTTTTGTGTTTTGTAATGATATTTAATATAGTTAATACCATTTATGGTTTTAATACCATTTATGGTATTATTTTTTATTACAATATAAGAAAAAATGAAAGAAAAAATGAAAGAAAAAATGAAAATAATTAAAAGTCCAGAAACGGCAAAGGGTTAAATATTTTATAAAAGTAAAATATTTGTAAAATTTATAAAAATTAATTCTATGATTTCTGTATAATATATATAAATGGATTATTATTCGGAATTATCCAACGAAATTAAAAAACAAAATTCTACATTAGAACAAAACATAAATGAAATTAAACAAAAATATAGCACTGATGACCAATTATTTAACTATATAGGCACAAGTTGGAATTCGGTAATTAGTTTAAATGGAGTATTATTAATATTATACTATATTTTGTTTTTCGGAACGGCTATAATTTTATTTATTTCAAAAAAAAATAATATAAGTATATATTTAAAAATTGGTTTAATAATTTTATTAGGTATTTTTCCTTTTATTTTTTTATGGATAGAAATAACATTATGGGAAGTAATAAAATATATATGGTCATTAATTAGTGGTAAAGTATATTACAAAGGAATAGATGGTCGTGCTAACAACTTATACTACTAAAACACGCGGAAAATATTTACAATTAACATTTACAATTCCTGTAAATTAACATCACATGCGGCTTCTTCGTCACTGTCTTCCGCATGTGTTTCGCCATTTATAATTGGTATAAACCGAACTCCTTTCCAAATACCTCCAACATTTTTACTAAATCGTTTGTCCATAGCAACAGTGAGATCTTTAATACCATTCATTTTACCACCGCCTTGGTTTATAGCAAACCATTCTTTGTAATCCGCGCTTAGTTGACCCTTTGTAATACATCCTACCGTATGAGACTGTATTCTTTCAAATAAATAACTACTTATAACGTCTTGTCCTTGACGGTAACTTAATGTAGATGACGTAACTTCTATACAGTCCTCCACATCACCACCTGTTTTATACGCTATTTCAATCAACATTGCCGCAAAAACTTCCTTCCATCGATAAAATTTTTCTTTAATATTTTTATCTAGTTTAAACTGATATGGTTTTTCTGGATCGTCGCTGCGTGGGTTTTCTGTAAAGAGAGATTTAAAGTCAACTACGCGAATACGTCGCCATGTTCCATGATCTTGTGATTTAATTTCCATAAACTCATTTGAACATACTACTAATTTAAATTGTGGTATAAATGTTTTTGCTTCAATCATAAACGGCGCACGTCCGGTAAGCGGGTCTCCACCTGATATTTGTTTCATAATTCCTTCATTAATACGGTCGCCTTTAGATGGCTCTTGCATAACCGCATAACGAATACCTTTAAGTTGAACAATTTCAGGTGATACACCTCCTATTTTTGTTCGTTGTTGAGTAATAAGAGTAAGAGGAACATCGCCTTTATATTGTCCTAATACTTGCTCCATTAAATTTACCAGTACAGATTTTCCGTTTTGTCCGACACCAATATACATATTAAATGTTTGGTTTGTGGTTGTTCCAATTAAGGTTGAAGCTAAATGATGCCACATATAACGATATAGTCCCTCATTTGGAAACAATTTATGCATAAAATCTTCTATTTCGTCAATAATTTCTTTGTCACGAAATTGGTTTAATTCTCGATACTCAATTCCGGTCGATTTAGTTAAATAATCTTCCGGATTTCCTCTTCTTGCTCGTTTTTCTTTAAAATCAATAACACAATTATTAAAACACATAAGGTATGGGTTTGAATCGATTTTAATTACAAAGTCGCCATCGTAAAATAGTTCTCGTGCTTCACGCATAATATTGTTTTTATCATTGGTTTTACCAAATCTTTCCGTAATTGTTCCTATGATATGTAATTTGCGTTCAACTTTTTTCTTCATTGGATCGCCTTCCGGAAGAGTCGATTTAAACCGTAATAATTCGCTTGCTTTTTTAATGTAAAGTCCTCTTAAATTTTTTGATATTGCCGCTCGTAGTGAAGTTCCTGAATCAATTTCAGCCCATGAATTGCCGTTAAATTTAAACCATATATTGTTTTTTATACTTACACATACGTATTCTTCTTTATAAAGAAGATATAAAACCATTGCCAGATCGTAATCGGTAAACCCCATTATTTTATTGTCATCGTCATTGGAAATTGATACCGCATGTTCAAGTGTTTTATTTATATACGCGTTAATACTATTACTTACAATCTTCTTATATTCATCATGATTGTCATTTTTTGCCCAATACATTATGGAACGAATAGTAAATCCATCTTGGTCTTTTTTATCAAAAGAACACCATTTATCATATAATGAATTAATATCCATTGTTAAATTAAATTGCGGCGACTTAGCACTAAACGCAAGCCATACAATAAAGAGTCGATTGCTTATATTACGTAAAGCCCATCCAACCCGTATCCATTTTGAGAAAGAACCTTCACCATAGTAACTTTTTGGTAAAGCCATTGTATATTCGTACGCATCACGAATATTATATTCTGTTAATTCAAGAGAATCAATAAATCGTACTATACAATTATCAAGCTGTTCTTTTGTCCGAATATTGAGTATTTCTTCTATTCTTACGGTTGGTATATCTGGTTCGGGTTCATAACAAGTTATATAGTTACGCGAATTGGTAGGCGTTGTATTATTTTCTGTGGGGTGGGTTGTGTTTACAATTTTATCAATAAATTCTTCTTTTAAGAGTAATTGTTTATGATTGCGATAACGAACTGATAATTTGTTTATATTATCTTCATTTTCAAAATCGGAGGGTGGTTGATTATTGTGGAAAACAACCTCTCCATCTTCATCGTATCCGCCGTTATATACTGTAACAAGGTGGTATGGTTCGTTGTTTGGTTTCATAGAACCATATAGTTGAAAATTCGTATGGCCTTTACTAATACCTTCATCAAATACTTCCTCCCATGTATTTTTAATTGGTATATTTTCCCAAATACTGGCTATTTTTTTAACAACTGAATTACGTATAAGTTGCTGTAATTTATGATTAATACATTGAATGCCTACAATTATATGTATACCGTCCTTTGTAATTTTTTTTTCTTCCACACGATTTACAGTTTTTTTTTCAAAAACGAAAAACGGTATTTTAATTGTTTCGTCTATTTCAAATATTTCTTTAAACTCTTCTAAATAAAGAGTAATTAAATCGGATATATGTTCCCTTGTATGTTGTCGCTCTGTAACTTTATAATCATACCTGAAATCAACGTCAATTAATAATGGACCATTTTCTTTGAGTTGGGCTTCCGTTAAATATTCCTTACGATTGCCTTTAATACACTCTATATAGTAAAGTTTTAAGAAGGTGTTGTATTCTTCATCTGGAATATAATATGAACCTCCGTAAATATTAGATTCTTTACATCCAATACGTGTATTTGTAGGTGTTTTAATATCATCCTTAGTTTCTTTTTTAATATGATGTTTGGATAGAAATATTGATAGCGGAGTATTCATTATTGTTACAATGAATATATGTTATTGTTCGATTTTATAAATTATATTCAATCAATTTTATTGGAGTTTTAATTAAACCTTTTATAATAAGTTGGAATTTAATCAATTTTATTGGTCAGAAAATATAATAAATATAGAGTTATTTGTTTATATTATTTATGGAAAGTTTAGAAAACTTACGGTTTTACTTGATACACATTCTCTTTATTTAACTCTTTTTTTAAAAAAGAGCACTAATAATCGTATCAAATTATATTTAATAACCGAACAATTAATAATTTTATTATTTTAATCGGTCAGTATAAGATACTACACTATAAATTGCGTCAAATATTTTAAAATAAGTAAAATATTTGATTTTGTAAAAATGTCGAAAACGTTAAAGGGTTAAAATAAGTAAAATATTTGATTTTGTAAAAATGTCGAAAACGTTAAAGGGTTAATACATAAAAAAATGTATTTTATATTATTTAGTTTTTTTGTAAATAAATGAGAAACGATACAGAGAAACAGTATATTTTTTTATTATTTATCGTTTGTGGTCCATTTTGAATCACAAGTAGTACATATATAAACATATTTCATATTATTATCATCATATCTCATATAAATTATTTCACGAGGAATACGTTTGGTTTCGTCCGTATCATTAGTTAAACATTGTGGGTTTGAACAAGGAATATTATAAATTCTTGGAAGGGTTGGATCTAACTTAGTATATTCATTAATAATATGATGAAATTGTTGCTTTCCTTTTTTAATTTGGGTATTTAAAACACAAATACCGTCATTTCCAATATCGGTATCTTTATGTCCACAATTACGACAATAATAAGCCAGTTTATTTTCATCTTCTTGATCAATAGAAATATAATACATATTATCGCATTTAACGCAAAATTTCATTATAATTGTTATAGTTATTATATTTATATATATGTATAAGGTTTATTTGGTTAAAATCAATTTTTTAAAATTCAGAAAACTTACTGTTTTACCTTAACCTTTATTTGAAAAACTCCAATTTTAGCTTTTATAAAATATTTAAAATTATACTTGATAACGAAATAAAATTAAAACTGTAAATACCATTTTTATTAGTGTAAATATTAGCATGTTAAATTACTAAAAAATTGATTTATATTGTAAATATAAAGAAGTATTATATAATCTATAATAATGTCAAATAAGAATATTAAAATTAATTTGGAAAATAACGGTATTGAAAATGAACCGGATCTAGAAGATGAACTAGATGTAGAAGAAGAGGAAGAGGAGGAGGAAGAAGAAACTAAAAACGAAACCGATGACGATGACGACGATGAAAAATCGGTGGATGAAACAGATGCTACCGAAGATGATGAAGATAGTATAGCTTCTTCTACCGTTGATACTGAATCAAATGATGAAGAAGACGAAAACGAAATCGAAGAAGAAGAGGATACAAAACCCGAACCATCAGAAGTATTTAAAATTGAAAAAAAATCAAAGAAACCTTTTAAAAAATCTGTAAATACTAATAAAAAATCAAAAAAACATGAGGAAGATAATATAGATGAAATAATTGATGATATTAATATTGACGATGAAGAAAATGATGATGAAGACGATGAACCAGATTATTTACAAAAATTCGACGAATCTATTCGTAAAAATATAATAGAACAATATCACCCAGAAATGATTATTAAAAATAATGCTGAAATAGAAACACTTTCAAAAGTTGTACGAAATTCAGAAGGAAATATTATTGACCCATTTCACAAAACCCTACCTTTTATAACAAAATATGAAAAAGCACGAATATTAGGAGAACGCGCAAATCAAATAAATGAGGGAAGTCCTATATTTGTTAATGTTGAAAACGATGTAATAGATGGTTATTTAATTGCGTTAAAGGAGTTTGAAGAACGTAAAATTCCATTTATTATTCAAAGACCACTTCCAAATGGAACATGTGAATATTGGCGTTTACAAGATTTAGAAATTATATAAACAATTAAACTATTTATTGTAATTAAAAGTAAAAAATATTTTTATTTGTTAAATTTATTAAAATACGTATTTATAATTTTACGTAAAACTCAATTATAAATATACAATATTATATTTACAATGTATTCTGTATCCAATTTTTCCACAAAAACAAACGATTCTAATTTAGAATTGGTAGATTTAAAAAATATAAATGGTATATATGTTCCTTTAAAACAAACGAATAATACAGCCGATGGTTATAATATTGGAAATATTGAAGGAATGCGTGACTTTGATATAAAAAATTTTTTAAATATAAACCAAAAGGTTGATCAAAAAATATTGGATGAATTAAACGGACAAGATTTAGTATTAAATGATAATATATTTTCAAGGGTTTTTATTGGCGGTATTTCTTTTTTTGGATTGTATGTTTTGTATATTTTTTTGTATAAAACAAAAAAAAATTAATTTTTATATTAAACTTTTATACTAAACTTTTAATTAATTCAGCATAACTTTCCATACAATTATCATATAACATAATTAGTTCAATTAAGTCATCTTTTTGTAATCGATTTATATATTCTTTTTCTAATTCAGTTAGTTTACACCCTTGAAGATTTAAAATGGGACAAAAATGCCCCAAAATAAAGAGATTCAAAGTTGGGTCTTCGCATACCCGCATAAAGTTTGTTTCTTACTACTCGGTAAAGTAGTATGATTACTTGTTTCTCTACATAGATAAGTTGGTCTTTCTAACTTATGTATCGCTTGATGAGCAATCTTGTAGATATTGGAGGCACCGTTACGGTCTCTGTTCCACAACCCACAACCGTTCTTACAACGGAGAAGACCATGAATCAACCGCAATTCCTCTTTTTTTGGATTCGGGTGGGTTCCCACCTTAAATTTCTCACATATTCCACCATTACAATTGGAACAACGACACGATGTTCTAAATTCATCTACCAAATATACTTGGTATCCTCTTTTACGAAACAAGGTACGCATTCCAATACCAATGGTAGGTTCTTTGAATTTCATTTGTTTTCGTTGTTCCCAATCCCCGATACATAGAATCGTTTCTTCGGGTTTTCCAAATTTATCTTGGAATTGTTGTATCATTTTTTGTTCCGTTCGTTTGGTATTGATATACGCACTCATCTTCAATTTACGGAAGATTTCTTTTCTATAAAAACCAAACAACACATGATTGAGTTTGTTTTTTGCTTGTAAATATTCTTTGAATTTGTCTATTTGTAAGGTTTTGCGATTGTAATTGGACAATTCTGTTTCATATTCAATGATGGTTTTTCCTTCCAATACTTTGTGTTTCAATCCCAACCGAATATTAGTGTATTTCTTCATTTTGGTTTCTTTTCTACGCTGGTCTTGTGAATACCGGAAAACATTGGCTTCTTTACTGGCATCATCAACACAATAAATAAGGTCACATTTGCCGGCATCTATACCTACTATTTTCTTGGTTTGTAGATTTGTTGTATCAGTTACTTCATCAATATACATTTCACGGTTGCCTTTCTTTTTCATCATTGGTAATTTTTTCCCGACTAAATCTTTGCGTAACAACAAAATACTGACACTGACACCATCGGTAGATAACATATGATGGAAGGAATATTCGGTTTTTTTGAAACATTTCAATTCGGTGCGGAAAAAGAAATTCCAAATTTTGTCTTCATTGCGTTTCAAATTACCTTCGGTCAAATATTCACTTTTTGTTCCTTGTTCTTTACGCATCAATAAATGAACCAATGTGGTAGTATCCAGTCGTATATAATTCGGTGTAATACCACTACGCATCGGGAATACATTACACACTTTGTAACCATCTTTTTCCACTTGTTTCATCATGCCAATCATACATGGAAAATATTGAAAAGGGGTACATTTTAGGTCATAATAGACACTATTTTGGTTGAACTTGGATTTCGTCGGTAAAATATGTTTCTTCTGTTCCCTTATCCAAGTGTGATAATACGATTTTGATTTGAATTCATTTGTTTCTACATTGAGTAGGTCATTTTTAATTTTTCGTAACTCGTTACAAAGATTGCGTATTCTGGCTTCTCGTTCCGCTTTGGTCTTTCCTAATTTGCGAATTTTCTCGGTAAGGAATTTCTTTTTCCATACCACATTGACATATCGTTCCACATATTCCACATAATGTAATTCAATGTTGTTTTCATACATCGTTAATATGTCTTCGGTTAGGTAATCCAACACAGTATTGATATGGGTATAATCCAAAGGGTCATGTTGAGTTGTCGGTAGATAATGTTCGGTATAGAATGTTTTGAGTTGTTCTTTGAGTGCCTTGATTTCGGGTTTGGGTGGTTTGCCTTGTGCTTTTTCATTACAGAGTATTTTCATAGTGGATTTGACTAATTCTTTGTTGATGGTAGGTAATGACTGAGTAGTATCGTATTGATGTAGGCAGTAAAGTTTGAGAAACTGGAGGGTATGAATGACAATTTTGTTGGCTTTGATAACCGCATCATTAATCTTGGGTGTATTGATGACTGGGTGTTTGAGGATACTTTTGAGAGATGTCTTGATGGATTTGAAAAACTCGGGAGGTTTTTCTTTGATAGACATCTTTCTATACTATTCCTAAAGATTTGATTTTAAGTAGTTTTTCACATAAACAATATAGAAATAAAACCATACTATTTATGTAGAGAATGACCGAGAATGTTTATTTACAAAATAAATTTGAAAATATTACGAAGGGAACAAAACATGTTACATCATTTATAAATAATCAACCAATTGATACACCATTTCGTGATAATGATATTGAATTATTATTAAAATGTCACCCAAATGAAGATAAAATAAAAGATATTGAATACCTTGTTGTAAAAATACGACCACCATTTAATGGTAAAGCATTATATATTAAAAATTATTGTGATGATATAGAAGATGATGTATCGTATAAATATTGTTTAAGAGCATTATTTAATAAATACAGTAAAACCGAAAATAATATAAATAGAATTATGAAAACATTTCGTGATGTTATTAGTAATACCAAAAAAAAACAGTTCTTTCTTAATTTTACAGGTAATATCTGCCAACAATGTGAAGAATTTATAGATACTTTACATATAGACCATTATAAATACACATTTCAGCAACTTCTTGATGAATTTATTTACGATAACAAAATAGATTTCAGTTCAATAAAAGTTTTAGAAAATAATAATAATCTTTATGAATTTGAAGACAAATATTTACAACAAAATTGGGTAAATTATCACGACAATAAAGCCATTTTCAAAGCATTATGTAAAAAATGTAATTTATCTAATGGAACATATGGATATAAGAAAAATAAAAACCTTTATGTAACTACATAAGTAAAAACATATTCCATTGTTTGTATTTCTTTACCTTCTATTTTCATTCTATACTTGTTATTATTAATATTGTATATTGGTTTCAATAGATGTTTGATGATGGATAACCATGGTCGCTTAATGCGTTCAGGTTCACCCACCGCTTTAATACCGTTAAAACTATAATATTTTCGTATTTCAGGTATCAGTGCCATTATTTTATCTTGAATTTCTCGGTTATTATCTAATTCAAACAAGGTGTATGTTTTTTTGTTTTCTAAATCCAAAATAATAACGATTTTATTGACTATTTCTTCTTGTTCTTTCGCATACAATTCACTCTTTAATCTCATATGATTTATACAATCATATGAGTTACTCTTTGTATAATTTTCTTTTTCTTTTTCTCGTAGAGGGCTTTTTTGTGTAAGTTATTCCTTCTTTTTTACCATACGCATATTCAAAGTATTTTTTGTAGTTTGATGGTTTCACTTGTTCAATAGATTGTTTTACATTATTGGATAATTGTTCAAAATTGGTAACATTTCGGTGTTTTTTCATGTATCCTTTTATTTGGTTGAAGTAGGATTCTATCGTGGTATTTGTATGAGGAGAGTACGGGACAGCAAACAATACTTCGTTACCACTTTTCGTAATGGATTCTTTCATCAAATTATTATTGTGACTTTTCGCATTGTCCATGATGATGAGATGGTCTTTGTATTTACCGAAAATATACTTTTGAAAAAACTCTAACAATCGGTCTTGAGTCATACCACCTTTTTCATACAATTCGTATCCTACGCATTTGGAATTATTTATGGCAACTAACAAGGTAAATTTTTTGAAAACAAAATTATCATTGGTTTTGTAAAAACACCGCTTCCCTAAAAAACAACGACTATAATTGTTGTATAATCCAGCGCCTACACTTGTTTCGTCCAGTGTAATTATTTTATCTAACGGATATTTTTTCACAGTTTCATAAAAATCGCTCATTTCTTTGGATTGATTGGTAGGTATATTTCGTCGTTTCAACGGAAAATGCTTGTGTCTGGTTCGTTTGCGTGTTTGATTGTTGTCCCGTAAAATGCTACCTAAATGTTGTGGTGTAATAGAAAAATCCTTGTATTTGTCCTGTAAATGTAAAGATAAATCATTTATAGTGACTTGTTCGTTTGTTTTGAGAAGATTGATAGCAGTTTTAACTTGTTCTTTTTTGATTTTATAGGAAATAGGTGTTCTATTATGTCGGGTAAGATTTTTCTGTGTTTTGTAGCGTTGAACCCACCGCTGTAATGAACTTTTCGTACAGCCGAAAATTTTACAGGTTTTTCGTAGTTTATCTTTGTTTTTCAAATAAAATATAACAGCAGAAAGTTTGAAATCTTCGGTTTTATGTGACATATTACTATAGTATTTTTAGAAAAAAGGACTCAAAAATTGTCCCATTTTAAATCTTCAAGGGTGTAAATCCATTACGTATATTTTGTGTAATTTTATAAAAATTTACGTTTTTATAAGTATTTGTGTTATATATTTCGTTTTTTGATAATATTTTCGTATTTTCATTTTCATCATATGTCATATTTAATGGTTGTATTAAGTTTTGTTTTTTATATATACATGACGGTATCTTTAAAGAAGATGATAATAAAATTTGTGAAAAAGCCGGAGATGGAAAAGTAGTATTTTGGTAAATATATAAACTATTTTTTTTATATTTTTGTTTTGGTTGTAAATTTAAATTGGTATTTTTAATAAATGAAAATATAGACATTATTATTAATATATAATTTATATACATCTTTTATTTTTAACTATTTTATAAAAGTAAAAAATGAAAAATATTTAAACCATAACTAGTCTTATATTGTATTATTTTTTACCATTTTTTCATTTTTTACCATTTTTTTCATTTTTTATATTGTAATAAAAATGATACCATAAATTGTATAAACTATATACATTTCTTTATAAAACACAAATCCGTCGATATAATCGGCAAATGATTAATAAAATTTTATAGTCTGTAATTTTACACCTATTTAACAAAATTAAACCCGCATTCGGTACATGTAATATATAAATTTTCAGATTCATCCGCAGATCGAACTTGAACAGAAATATATGTACATTTACGCGATTTACATTTTCTACATTGGTACATATCTGTATTTGCTTCAATACGATTTACAAATTTCGATTCATCCCTGGTTATTTTCATCGCAATTAGTTTATTCCATTTTTCCGGATACATTTCTTGGTGTGTCATATAAGCAAATACATCTGGTGTTATTTCGCGACTTACCAACTTTTCAATTAAACGAGGTGTTGTTTTTAGGTTATTTATAACCGTTTTTAAACGATCCAAATAAAGTTGAACGAAAAATTTGTTTTCCCATTTTCGAATAATTTTTAATTTTATTGCTTCTTTAATAGAATAATTATATATACCTTTTTCAATATTTGTACATAGTTTTAATAAACCATCGGATGAAATTGTGGAAATGGATACAGATTCAATTTCTTTGATTTTATTAACAATATTTTCACGAAACTCTGCTGGTTTATATATTATAAACATTATTAATTATATATAATTAATGTTTAATTTGTTTATTATTAGATCAATTTTTTAATTTATAAAGTAATAAAAAATGGTTGGGTATTTATAAAACCTGAACATATTTTGGTAAACCAAATTTATACATTTGTAAAAGTTGTAACATGAACTTTATTTTTATAGTTAAAACTATTATGGCAATAAGTATATTTTATAACAATAAATACAAACCATATAAGAATTATAGAAACAAGTACTATTTCATATGTTGTTGTTTTATAAGAACTATTAATTGTAACAATCAATGCGATCTTTTTTACAGGGGAGCACTTGTAAGTAACAGTAAAACAATTTTTATAACAATTAGAAAGTAATAGATTTGAAGTAGATGATTTACAAGATGTACGGCACTGATTTAGTAAAATACATGTAGTATTAGGTTGTGTTTTAATATTGGTCAAAGAAAATGAACATTTATTAAATTCAATAGTATAAATAAGTACATAACATGATATGTTATTATTTTGACAAGAGTTAATTTTATTATTTAATATATTATAAGCGGTACAATTTTGTTCAAATGCGAATAAGTACGGTAGAAATACAAATAACATTATATACTTCATTTTAATTAATGTTATTTTAAATTATAGTATGTATTATAGTATGTATTATAGTATGTATTATAGTATGTATTATAGTATGTATTATAATAAAATATAATTCAATTTTACAATAAAAATGATTTTATTTATATAGTAACTTTATAGATGGTAAGGGTTAAATAATAATATATTTTTTTGTTTAAATATTTTTACCACTGCTAGAAATAGTAAAATACTTATTTATTTGACTTACCCCCTCGCGCTGATTTTTTATTTGAATTAAATATTTTTCAAATATAACTCGTTTAATTCGATCGGAACAGTATTTTTCTTTTTTTTTAGCGTATACTTCCAAGTCGTTGCCATATTGTTCTTTAATAACTTTTATATCATGTTTAAATACGGCAACTGTTTGAGGATTACTTATTAGTATTAATATTTCTTCTAATGCCAACCCGAATAATTGTTGAAGCGGTTTCATAAGTTGATTTGTAATATAAAATGAATAATCGATTTTTACACCGTTTTGTCGAATAAATTCAGGTGTTTCAATGCGTTCACCTTGTAACGCCGTTTTACTTTTGCTGAAAATATGAATATATTTAATACGATCACCTGGTTTTGGTTTATTTCCTGCTTCACGATTACCAATTCTTTCCGCTAAAACAGCATGCGCAATTTGTTCCGGATTTTTATAATAACCACTTAATGATTTTGTAATAGACAGTTTATCCATTGAAACGCGGCCTTCAATTAGTTCCTCTAAACTCTCATTTAAATATTTTATACATTTCTCCATTTTGTTTACAAGTGATAAATCCGGAATAAGAAGTATATTCAACATTTGACCATAAACATCCTTTAATAGATCGCAATTATCGCGACGTTTCAAAGAAAGTCCCATAAATTTTAATTTGCCTTTGTCAGGGTTATATTCAAATAGTTTGCCAAAATACCGTTTCTTTGAGAGAAGACAAAAAGGCCATAATGTTTTTTCATATGAAAGTTCCATTGGTGGCTTAAGAAACTGTGTACATAAATTGGCAACATCTTGTGCTATTTCAATGGTAATTTCCAACGCTTTTTTTCCAGTAATTGATTCATTTCCATTACACGGGTCTTTTAAGTTAAATGTAAAGAAAACGGAATCTGTATTATGAACAACAATATTTCCAATTCCCGCCGAAAAATGATGATTTGCCGTTGTAAAATCATATACATATTCTTCAGGAGGATAATTAATAACATTCATTTTTTTAATTATATTTTTTATTTTTTTTTCATTTTTTGTTAATGGTTTCTTTGAATAAATAGTAATTATATAATTTGAAATACCTTCATCTTTTAATTCGTAATTTAATGTATAAGTTAACCCAATACTTTCCGCAATCCAACAAATATATGCTGATTTTAGTTGGTTTCTTTGAAATATTACTATTTGATTGTTTGTTTTTAAATTGGTTTGAATTTTAAGAGCAATACGTTGGTCTTCAAGAGTAAAGTATTCAATAGTTGTAATAGGTAATGGGTAATGTAGTATTTCTGTACCCAGGTTTAGGTCTTTTGGTGAAATTTCTGTTGTTCCGTCTGCCAATATTAATGAATGGTCATCGGTAACATCAACTATACCATTGTTTGTAAGAATGCGTATTATTTTTTTATGTGGAGCAAGACGGTGACGTATAACTCGTTGAAGGGGTGTCCATCCCTTTTCTGACCATGTTTCTATATCTGTAAATTCACAGATTTCTTTATCTTCTTTACCAGGTTCAAGACAACTATACCATTCTTTACTATTACTGTATTTAATACATAAATCTTCTATTTTACATATATCGAGTATGATCCCCCCCTTTCGAATATATACGGGTGTATAATTTGCTACACTATCTCCATATACATATTCCGCATTACATTGAACATTTCCATATAACTTTGTAGCGTAAATCATATCCCCATAAACATCTTCTATAATACGTTTTGCGTAAGTAATCATCATACGTCCAGTGGCAGTTGTTGATGCCGCTACGTCCTGTTCGTAAAATGTAGATGTTTTTGACCCGCATTGTCCGTATAATGAATTTGCTGTTACTTTATATCCGAGTTGTCTTTTATCCAAAATATTTTGCATAAATATATCTTTTTCAGTTTTTATTAAATTTCGTGTTTCTTTTCTTGCTTTAAGTAATTCTTCCAAAATTGAAGGCATAATTGATTTATTTCCATTTGGTAATTGAGCCCATCGACAAATTTTACGTCCAACTTTGGTTTTTACTGCTGTTTTTGAAGTTAGTTTTTTACGCCATTCAAATGTGTCGAATTCAATATCAATATATTCATATCCTTTTAAATTATCATATATGTAGTTTCCGTTACGATCTTTTTCTCCTGTTTCTCTTACTAATATTCCTTCCAGATTGTATTCTCGTGTCCATACTTTGCTGTCATGTGAATAATTTTGACTTATCATAGAAGATGGATATAATGAAGAGTAATCAACACATGCTACTGGATTGTCCATATACATATTACATTTAGGAGGTAAAACAATAGCTCCTTCATATCCATCATCAATACCTTTTTTTTCAATATCAGGCATAAGTGTTTTTTTATCACGACATTTTTTGGCAACAAAACTGGTAAGTTTAATACCCTGTCCACGTAAAACGAGAAAACTAATTGGTACACTACATATACGTGACATTTCTATATATCCAGTCATTACATCCAATTTGTTAAATAGGTGATGAACTATATTACAATCTTGAATACAGTATTTTGCTACAATTGCTCTGTCACTTGATGTTCCGTTTGTTAAACGGAAAATGTCCTGTGGTGTAACATCGTCCTTTGCCATACACCATTTAATATTTTTTATATTATTTTTTAAATCATTTTCTATACCATTTATAATAATAATATTACATCCACCACCACCTACGCCACATTCGCGTTCTTCTTTTGTTAAAATGCGAATTTCAATAACGCGAAATTTTGCGCCTTCTTTGAAATAGTCAGTTGTAAATTTTGAAAGCTCAATATGTATAAAGTCACCTACATGTAATCCCATAACATTGTTTGTATATAATAATGTTGTTCCTGTAGTATTATTGATGTTAAAATTTTCATTAATTTCTATACCTGTTATTGAGTCACCAATAAATTCACCGGCAACATCATCTAGTTTATAAGATGATAAATTAAAATCGCGTCGAAAATACGCATATAAATCTATTTGAATTCTGCCAGACATTTTCGGATATTTTAAATCATATTCACCGGTTGCTAAAACAATTTTTGTATTATCAAGTGTATATTCCATGGTAGTTCGGTTATAGTTTCCGGCAATTTCTCCTTGTTTTCGCGAAAGAGTTAGAAACTGTCTTTCGCAACCGTTTTCTTGAGCACGTCGAAACATAAATTCATAATCAAACCCAAATATATTATACCCAATAACAATATCTGGATTTTCGCGTTGAATTAGTTCACTCCATTTAATTAAAATTTGGTATTCAGTATCAACAGTTTCTATTACCGTATTTGGAATTGAATCACATGTGTTTAATACAAGACAATGGTTCATATAAGGCTCTGGTTCACCATAACGTACAAAAGTTGAACCAATAAATGTGATTTTATCACCTTCTAATTCTGGAAGACAATATACGAATATTTCATTAATTAATTGTATTTTACCATCACGGGTTAATGTAGGATCTGTGAAAATATCCTTTATTGTTTTTTGAGAGGAGGGTGTACTATTTGCGGTTACAGCAACCTTTGTTTTTAATGGTTTGTAAACATAAATTTCCTCCTCTCCATTATTTTCTTGTTCATTACATCCATCCTCTTCTTCTTGTCCTCCTGTAGCCATATCGGCTTCTCTTATTTTATCAAATATAGATTCTATTGTTAGTAACCGTTTCTTTTTTTCAATTGTTGAATTTTCGTTATTTTCAGTTGTTAAAATTTCATTAAGGGATGTATGTATAATTTTTTCAATTAAAGGCAATATTTCACCTTTAGTTTTAATAGCAACCTTGGGGTAAACAATATCAATTCCTTTCATTTTATCAAACCCAAATGCGGATACAATTGCTTTTTTTATAAAGAATTCTAATGTTTCGTTTTTTAGAACAGTAGCTAAAGATTGTTTAATATAGGAATCAATTATATTGGTTGCTAGACGCTTGTATGTTTTAATTGGAACAGGAAAATCACCGTGGCTACTACTAGCTTCAATATCAAAACTACAAATTTTATAAGGGGTTCGTGTTTCTTTTTTAGGTTGTGGTATTAAATCTGAACAATTACATATAAATTCATATTTACATGAAGTGGTTAGTTCACTCGGAACTACCATTTTTTTCGTAGGAAGAAAAACCCAACCAGAAGGACTTATATTATTAATATGAAAATAACGCAAAAGAGGAGGTATTTTACTTTCATACAATTCCAATATAACATTTTGAGAAACAAACGGTTTTGGTTTTCGGTCACGTCCGTCACCTTTAGATGATTGGTAATACCACATGTTTTTTACACGGTTAAATGTCATCATATTCGCAAATATTAATTTAACAAATTTGGTTTTTTGACCGCCTGAAAATCCATACAATTTATTATATTCGACTAATTCAGCAGATATTATATATTTTTGATTGTATTTTTCCAACTTTTCCCGTATTTCATCATATAAAATTGTTACATTTTGGTTTGTCCAATTTTGTGCTACTTTTACATAAAAGAAAGGATTATAGTCCTTTATAAAAATACAACATGTTTCTCCATGTTCATTAATTCCAAACATTTGTATAATAAATTGTAATGGCGGGGATGGTTTCCATTTACCATCCATAATGTCGCTATTGTCATTATCATCGTTATCACTTGAAGAATCTTCTCCGGTTGTGTTAAATTTGTCATCGTACGGATTAAAATCAATAAGCCGAAAAGATTTTCCAGTCATAACCGGTTTGGTGGATATGGATTTATTTTCAGTCATTATAGTTTTATTATTATTTTTATTATAATTATTAAATAATTATATTTCAATTTTTTAACTCGTTGTTTAATTATTTGGTTGTTTTTGTTGTTTTTTAATAAAATTGATTGTATTTTTTATATATTTAATAGGTAGTATGTTTGTATTAAATTACATAATTCAATCGTTTGAACAATGAGTATCGTAAACCAATTCGCGCAATCTGTTCAAGAGTCTGTTATTTCCTTAGGTGAAATAGTAAGACAGGAAGAATCTAAGGTAAATGGAAATGATAAAGAAAATGAAAATGTAATATACATTAACAGCTTCTTTATTCCCCGCCTACCCGATGAAATGAGCCTTGACCAACTGGTTGATATTATTCAATCATCCTCCCCTTACAAGGGTGTCGACGGTGAAAATTCCATTGGTGTTGTTGAAAAAATTGAGTCTATACCCAAAATTAGCACAAAGGACGGTAAACCTTTTAAATCCGCGTTTGTTACTTTAACATCATGGAGTGACAATGAATACGCACAATCTCTAATGATGAAACTCTACAATGATGAGCAGACCCGTGTCTACTACAACCCACCTAACAGTGAATATATCAATCCAAAGTTCATTGTTCTTTTGCCAAATAAAAGCGAAATTTCTATGGAAAATCCACCAAAACACACCGATTTAATTCTATATCTTCATACAGACACCCGTTTAGAAACAGTATTAAACGTTATTGAAGGACTGGATATTGGACGTGTTCACAGCATTGAAGCAGAGCTATTACCTTACAATGATTCATGTGGTATTAATTTGCCCAATTACATTAATGTTGATATTTGGAATCAAACCGTAAAACCAAGATATAATGCGGTTCGTGTAAATATGGATTACTGGTATAAAACAAAAACGGCTTATGCGTTTAAAAGTGAAATAGAAAAAACTACATTTGTTGAAGTTCCTGTGTTTGAAGGTACAAATTGGATTATATATGAAACTGAACCAAAATTTGATGGAATTAATCCGTATGTTTGGAAAACCCCATAAAAATACTTGTATATGTAAAACACGTTGTGTATATTTAAATTAATTGTCTACATTTCTGTTAAAAACAAAAAACAAAAACAAAAACAAAAACAAAAACAAAAATAAAAACAAAAAACGTTTTTTATTTTTATATAAAACGTTTTTTATAAATAGTATAAAGTTTTGTTTATTAATATAAACAAAATGGAAACCATAAACGAAATGGAAACCACAAACAATTTTAATCAACCAAATATAATACCAGATTTAACATTTAATGAACGTATACTTAAATATATTTCCGATTATAACCCATCTGTTTATATTCTAACTCCATGTTTCGGTGGAGTGTGTAATACTATATATACTATTTCTCTTTTAAAAACAAAGGATTTATTTAACAAATACAAAATACCATTAAATATTATTTTTTGTACTAATGATAGTTTAGTTACAAGAGCACGAAATAACCTTATCGCAAAAGCAATGAATGACCCTTTAGCAACACATTTTTTTTTTATTGATGCTGATATTTCATGGAACGAAATAGATGTATTAAAGTTATTGTTGGCAAATAAACCAATTATTGGAGGAGTATATCCATTAAAAAAATACAACTGGAATAACCTAATTTTTGATCCGAAAAATCCATATAATTCAAATATAGTTCAATCTACTATAGATAATGTTAATAATTCAATATTAAAAAATTCAATTTCAAATGAAGAAATACTTCAATGTCATCTTTTAGAATATAATATAAATTATCTGGATAAAGTATTAAATGTAGATACTAATTTAGCAAAGGTTAAACATATTGCTACAGGGTTTATGATGTTACAACGGGTTGTATTATCACAAATGATGGAACAACACCCGCAATTAAAATATACAGACGATACAGGATTTTTAAAAGAAGATGAAAATAAATACGCATTTGCCCTTTTTAATTGTAAAGTTGACTACAATCATTATTTATCGGAAGATTGGTTATTTTGTGATTGTTGGAGAAATATGGGAGGCGATATATATATTGATGTTAGTATTAATTTAACACATACCGGTAATGTTGATTTTAAAGGTAATTTCTTATTATCCTTTGTATAATCTGTATATTTTATTAAACATTTGCCGTTTTCGACATTTTTACAAAAATCAAATATTTTAGTTATTTTAAAATATTTGACACGGTGTATGATGTAGTATTTTATATTTACCGATTAAAATAATAAATTTATTAACACTGAAATCCGCGGGTTAAAGTGTTAAACATTTGCCGTTTTAAAACTCCAACCATTTTATGTAAAAATAAAAATAATACCATATATCCGACGATATAACCGGTTAATGGTTAAGTTACCATATAAATTTAAGTGTTAATGTATTATTAATTTATATTTTTAAAGATTTACTAAACCAATATTAAAATTAAATATTTTATAACGGTAAAATATTGAAAACGAAAAAATAATTACTATTTTTTTGAAAAATAGTTTGTAAATAAAGGTGTTTTATATTGATAAATTAATTTGGAGGGCGTTTCTACATTTCGATAACTGTAATTTTTTACTAATTGCGCATATCTCATAGCCTTTGTAAGAGTTGGATCATTTGCTGCTGTTTTTAAAGAATTATATTGAACACAATTTTTAGTACATATTGACATATCTGAATTTTTTAACTGTCTTGGCATTATTATATAGTATTTATACAAATAAATTGGTTCGGGTATTTTATTGCCCATAATTGAATACCATTATATTTAAACCATATTGTTGAAACATTTGCTGGATTTATTTTTTGAAAATAAATATCAATTTGGTCTTTATTAATTGTGGACAAATCTTTTACTATATATGATTCTTCTATTGGATATTCGCCATTATTAATATCTAAAAACACCGCATATTTTTTATATTTATCTGTTTGTTGATTTTTTTCATTTTCTGAAGATTCTTCGTCCAAATGTTTTCTTGAAAAATAGTAAAAATCACCTAATATAGGAAAGTTTACAGTTTCTTCATCATATGTATTGTCTATTGAAACGTTTTTCCATAAAAAGATTTCAGATTCTGTATTTGGTTCGTTATTAGTACATAAGTATAAACATAAAGGATAAACAATGGGATTTCTAATTAAGCTATTATGTTTATTTATAAAATAAATAGTATTTATAGAAGAATTTTCTTTAAATAACTCAACTATTTCTGGTAAAATAGGTATTTTTTCTATAAATTGTTTATTAATAATTTCATCCAATATTCCTTTTTTAAATAAAAGGGGGGGTGTAGGGGGTGTTGTAGAGGATGGGTTTTCTATTTTACTTGGTAAAAATAAATTAGTATAGTTAAAATCTGTACCATTAAAAAATAAATATATAGAATTTGATTCTGATTTTAATATAAAACCTTTAAATATTTCATTTAATAAATTGGTATTAAAGTCAGAATGTAAATTAAACAAATCCAATATATATTCTATACACTCGTTCATAATTTGTGTTTTTATAGATGCGGTGGACGATACCGATGACGTAGAATCATCTTCGGTAGTTGGTGATAATTGCAAGTTTATTATTTTTTTTGGAAATTCAGCATGTTTAATTTCTGTGTTCCAATTAAATAAATATTCAATAAATGGGGTAGTTATTGTATTTATTGAATATATACAAATATAAGCATTAATTGGTTTATCTAAAAAAATAGGGGTTAAATAAGGTGTTTCTGAAGTACTATTTCCAAACAAGGTGTTTATAGTGGTATTTTGTTTTGTAAAAGCTGAAGAAGAAAAAGATTCTAATATAGAAAAATCCAATGAAAGTTCGTCGGATTCTAAATATGAAACAATTGGTTCGAAAGGAATATCGTATGTATTTATTGGGTTACTATATTCTTCTGTTTTTGTTGATATAGTAGATGTTTTTTTACTAATAAATTTTTCTTTAATATTTTTTGAATTATTAACTTGTAAATTAATACTTTGTGAATTAATTATTTTATTATTCATATTATATTATAATGACAAGAAATCCAGGAAATCCAGGAAATCCAGGAAACCTACGGTTTCCCCGGACGCCCCTTCCCTTTTCCAAAAAAGTAATGAAAATATTTTCCAAAAAAGTAATGAAAATATTTTCCAAAAAAGTAATGAAAATATTTTCCAAAAAAGTAATGAAAATATTTTCAAAAAAAGTAATAAAAATATTTAACCATTTACCGTTTTAAAACTTTTAAAAAGTTCAACAATTTTATATAAAAATAAAAAATAAACTGTATATAGTATTATCCCTTTGCCGTTTCTGTACTTTAAATATTTCATTTTTTTTTATATTGTACTAAAAACGACACCATATATGGTATAAACTATATACATCTCGATACAAAATACAAAACCCATTTATCAACAAATCCGCGGGTTAAATCGTTAAAGGTATTAAATTATTTACCGGTTATATAGATAAATTTATCAGTAAATATTTTAGTGGTTATAATATTCATGTAGTAAAAAATATTAAAAAACCTACATTTATAGGGAAAGAGTATAAAGAAATGGTATTTTTAATTACATAATCATTTATATTTCTGTTTATAGTATTTGTAAATATGGACTACGACGAACCAACCACTTTTTATGTTCCAGAGTTTGACCAAGAATATGATGTATCTTCGTTTTTCAGTTGTTCAAATAATTCAAATGATGAAACAACTATATCCTCCTTTTCAAACAAAAACAAAAAGCGTCGTCATTCTTCTAATAACAAAAATGAAAATGGTTGTTATACTTTTACTCGAACAATAAATGACGTAAGGGTAAAAATACCATGTTTTGCTACAAAATCAATAATGGGAACAAAGATTAAAAGTGCTACAACAGGATTAAATAATAACATGTATGTTGGTAAAAACGACGAAGACCTTTTCTTTAAAGTTCGTATTGTAAATGGGGATGTTAGTAATTCATCAAATGGAAATGATTTTTATTATGATTCACCAGAAGAATATGAAAGACATTTATTTGCTAAGGTTTCGCAATCTATTAAAGATAAATGGAAGGAAAAGAATCAAACCGCAAGATTAAATAAGTTAATTTTAGAAAAACTAAATAAAACAGAAAAACAACAATTTGTAATTGTAAAGTAAATAAATTAAATTTGTATAAAATAATAAATAAATATATATTATCCACTAATAGATAATATATGTTTAAATTTTTAAATATAATAACTATTTTATGTTGTGTTTTTTCAGGTAAAGAACCACATTCTCGAATGACAGGATCATTATTTGAAAGATTAAATAAACAAATAATTAACCCTAATTACGTATTGCCTACCCTAAATAGTGAAAATAATATAAAAGGGTGTGATTGTCGAGTAGTAACAGATTATGTATCTTTTAATAAAAATACTTTATTAGAAAATATTTATAAATTTGAAAAATTAAATCAATTATTAGTTATAAAAAGTCATTGTTTAAATGAAAAAAACCGAATATACAATTTATCACCTGAAACTGTAAGTTATATAACGAAAATAATAACTTTGCCAATTAATGGGGAGTCAATTGAGTTTGAGAATAAAATTTTAAAAACACATATACCCAATACAAAAAATGCGGTACAGGTATTTGTAATAGAACCATTATATGTAGCAAGTTGTAAAAATATAAAAAATGGCGGATTGTTTAACGACTTTCTAATTGATATATAATTATTTAACACTTAACCCTTTGTCGATTATATTCACGAATTTGTCGGTAAAGGGATTTCGTGATTTGTAAATAAATATATATATATATATATATATATAGTTTATACCATTTATGGTTTCATTTTTTATTTTAATATAAAAAATGAAAAATTTAAAAAGTTCAAAAACGGCAAAAGGTTACCAATGTTTTTTTTCGTCATTTTTACCTATTTTAAATTATTTAACTTGTTATAGGGTCGTTGATTTGGTTAAAACCGATTGAAAAAAAATGTTAATAGAATTTTCATTTGTTCCTGCTACAGAATCGTCAAAAACGTAACTTGTATTACCTTTATAATATGCTAATATTGCCGGTATTCCCTGAATCATTTTACGTGTCTTTAAAAACGCGTATAATTCAAATGATTTATCAACATCAACATAAATAAGTTGTATATTAGAACATTCTGTTTCTATTTTTTTATACCAATTAGCCACATGTTTTTCAATTTTTTTACAAGGTCCACACCATTCCGCACCAAATTTAATAACTACAGCGCCATTATTATTTTCTAATATATCGTAAAAATTTTTAAGTGATTCAATTTCATAAATTATTGTCATTTAGTAAAAATAAAATGTATTATTTATATTATTTATTATATATTTATATTATTTATTATATACAATATAATCAAATGAAACTTACACAATTAACTAAAGTAATATTAATATCCGGATTAACATTTACAGTTGGATTTAGTATTTTGTATTTAATAAATAACTTTAATTATAGAGAAAATTACGAAGATATTAAAAAAGTATATCCATTAAAAATTGATAAAGATTACAAAATAACTGAATTAGTTAATAAGGCGGTTAATATTTATCATAAATATAATTATATTAATAATAAATTAAATGAGTTTAATATTAGTAATAATGTAAAAAATAATATAATGTTTAAAATAACTAGTATTTATACAAATATTTTTAATACAATAAAAAATGATATAACAGAACTTATTAATAATACACCAAATGATGAAATAGAAATTAAAATACAAAGTTTATTAAAAAAAGGTATTAAATCGTTTAATGAAGAAATTAATATTTTTAACAAAATACTACTTTCTTGTTCTTCAGCTGAGGAAATAAATAAATTAAAATTATAAATTATTTTACGTAAGTTGTAAAAAATAAGATAATACAGATTTATTTTTATTTTCCATTTCCATTTCCTTTTTTTTTGATTGATATTGTTTAAGTAATATTTTATTTTGAAATTCAACTTCCTTTTCTTTAAGAATCTTTAAATTTTCTTCTTCGGTTTTTAAAGAAATGTCCGCTGTATTTCTTGCTACTGTATATTGTTCAACTGATGTATATTTTTTAACTTTATCATAATCTCTTTCTCCTACCACAAATACTGTTTCGTTTTTATGAACCTTTTTTATATCTTCAAATTTTAATTTGCTAAAAGGATCGGTTTCTATATATGTTCCATTATCTTCATTAATACTGTCATCTTCATCATCAATGTCTTCATATAAATTTGATCCCGAAACGGAAGGTAGTTCTTTAACTCCTTTATATAAAACTATACCTTGTTGTTTTTCTTTAATTTTTTCAAATGTTCCATTTATTGCGGATACACTTGAAATAGAAAATTTGTCTGGTGTATCTTCTTTGGAAAACCAGTCGTTTTTATTTACAATTTTTTTACCCATTTGATTTTTTTCAAATAACTCATTAAATGTTTGTTGAAATTTAGCGGGAGGCATAGACTCAATTGTTTTAAA